GCAAGTAGGGGGAGCAATACCTCCAGCTACAACTATGCCATTTATAGACTATAGCCCTGTTATGCCTTCTAATGGGGGTAGGTTAAATTTAAATCCAAATCAACTTGGTAGACTTTTTGGTGGTCAACCACAACAAGCACTCACAGTAAATCCACAACTTACAGCACCAACAAGCACTCCTGCAAACATGACCAATGTTAATTTACAAGGACAGTATGGGCAGGCAGTACAACCTTTATATAGTGTACAAGCACCAACAGCACCGATTGATGTTACAGCAGTAGGTTCAGATAGTTTTATTGGAGGTGGATTTGGAACTCCTGATGAGATTAAAGTATATGTAACACCTGATGGTAAAGAACAAAATATAGGTTTTAAAGGAGGACAACCTTTAAGTCCTATACCTCCGGGTGCAGTATTGAAAACAGATTTTACAGAACCTCCAAAACCAAAAACAACGGAAAGTGCTAGAGTTAAAAGTGTTTCTGTTTTAGAAGAGGGAGAAGAAAGAAAAGTAGATGACGGACTTGGAGAGGGAGCAGGTAGAATTGCTCTTGGAGGACAACCTAGTCTTACAAAGAAAGGCATAATAGATGGAGCTTCTGTCTTTGGAGTATCTTATGATATACCGGGATTTAATCCTCTTAACTTAACAAAAACTGTTGCAGGAATTGCAATGGGTAAACCTTTACCTGAAGATGCAATAGTAACTTTAACTAAAGATGGAGTTTCTACAAAATTAAATGCAAAAGAATTTGAAACTATAAAAAACAATCCAAGAGGTAAAAAAGCAGAAGAAGTAATAGAAAGACAAAAACAAGAATTTGAAAAAGCTAAAGTATTAGAAGAAAGAAAGAAAGAACAAAAAGCTGCTGAACGAGCTTTTAGTATGGATGAAGGTGAGCAAATTGGAGGAAGCGACCCTATTTCTGATACAACTGGAGAAGAAAGTGTTGGAGGTAGCGTTGACCCAACAGCAGGTACAGAAACTGATGAAAATTATGAAGGAGATGTATCTGATTTAGGTTAGAGAATGAAGTATGGTAAGTTGGCTTCTAAAAGATAAACTTACATAGTTGGCTACCTATCCCCCCATTAGGCTACGGATAGCCCTGACGAAAGGAAAATAAAATGGCTGAACAAGCACAACAAGTAGAAGGTACTGTAGAACCTGTAAAAAAAGCTGCATTTATGTCTAAACCTTATTCAAGAGAAGAAAAAATAAAAAAGGATGAGGAGGAGTTAAAGGAATTATTAAAGAAGCAGAAGGAAGCAAAAGATGACAATAACTCCGAAACAGAGAGCAATAATGAGGAGAACCCCGAAGAGAGGACCTTTAAGAAACGCTACTCTGACTTACGCAGACACCAACAAAAACAAGCAGAAGACTTTAAAAAGAAAATTGAAGGTTTAGAAACACAATTATCAGAAGCAACAAAAAAACAAATTAAACTTCCAAAGTCTGATGAAGATATTGAAAAGTGGGCTGAAGAATATCCTGATGTTGCAGCAATCGTTGAAACAATAGCAATTAAAAAATCTAAAGAACAAGCAACAGAGTTAGAGAAAAAAATAAAAGCTATCAACGAAATGCAAACAAATGCTACAAAAGAAAAAGCTGAAGCCGAATTAATTAGGATGCATCCAGATTATGAAGATATTCGTGATAGTGATGATTTTCATAATTGGGCTGAAGAGCAACCACAATGGGTGCAAAATGCACTATATGAGAATGATAATGACGCAAAATCAGCAGCAAGAGCTATTGACCTATATAAATCAGATAGAGAGAAAAGCGAAAAGGTATCAAAGAAAGATACTAATTCTGCTGCTAAAGCTGTCAATACAAAGAGTAAAAGAAGCACTCCTCAAAGTGATGAGTCTTCTAGTTATCTTAAAGAGTCAGAAGTTCAAAAGATGTCTGCCGTTGAATACGAAAAAAATTCCGAAAAAGTAATGGAAGCTATCCGTAGTGGTAAGTTTATCTATGATGTATCTGGTTCTGCTAGATAAAATAGGGTTGACAACTCTATTTTTATGAATATAACTATATATAACGCAAACATAATAGTTTAACAGAATACCTGAGAAAATGTAGCCCAAGCTGTACACTTGCACCTACATACATATCAGCCCTAGAAAATATTAGAGGTTTGCATCTGTAAAAATATGCTTAAACATAGGGAGAAGTAACATGGCATTTTCAACAGCGTCAGGTTATGGTAATCTACCTAATGGTAACTTTAGTCCTGTTATTTACAGCAAACAGGTGCAACTTGCATTTCGCAAGGCATCAATTACTGAACAAATCACAAATAGTGATTATTTTGGTGAAATTGCTAATATGGGGGATAATGTTAAGATTATCAAAGAACCTGAAATCACAGTCAAGGCATATGCTCGTGGTACAACTATTACACCACAAGACCTTGATGACGAAGACTTTAACCTTACTATTGACAAAGCTAACTACTTTGCATTTAAGGTTGATGACATTGAAGAAGCTCATTCACACGTAAACTTTCAACAGTTAGCAAGTGATAGAGCTGCTTATAGACTAGCTGACCAGTTTGACCAAGACGTACTTGGTTACTTGTCAGGATTTAAACAGTCTGCACTACATTCTAATGCAGATACTGTTAATGATACTGTTAATGGTTCAGTAGCTGTTTCAACAGCAGGAACTGATGAACTTTTATCAACAATGAAGTTGGATGCTTCTGACTTTACTGATGGTTCAGGAACAGCAGGTTCTGCAAGTGCAGGTATTGCAATTCAACCTCGTATGCCGGGTGCAACTGATGCAACTCCAGCAGCAGGTGATACATTTCCATTAACCTTGATTGCTAGAATGGCTAGACTATTAGACCAACAAAATGTTGACACTAATGGTAGATGGCTCGTTCTAGACCCTGTATTCATTGAAGTTTTAAAAGATGAAGATTCAAGACTCTTCAACGCAGACTTCGGTGGTTCTGGACTACAGAATGGTTTGATATTAAATAATGTACATGGATTTAAAGTGTATATGTCTAATAACTTACCTTCAGCAGGAACAGGCTCTTCATTTGCAGGTGCTAATAGCACAAGTAACTTTGGAGTAATTGTTGCAGGACATGAATCTGCTGTAGCAACTGCAGAGCAGATTAATAAGACAGAAACATATCG